CCAAAATATGCTTTATATAAAGCATAAATGGCATATCGAAACACATTTATATCTTATTTATATCTCAAAAAAATAAAAAGCTAGATTTTCTCTAGCTTTTTTGAGTTTTTAGAAGTTCGAAATTGCATTCAAAACCTCATCTTCTTCAGTATCAATAAGATGGCCATAAATATCCATTGTAGTACGTATAGAAGAGTGTCCTAAGCGTTTCGATATCTTGTACATATTAACACCTGCCTCAATCAAATTTGAAGCATGTGAGTGTCTTAACGCATGAATATTGAATTCAGGGACTCCAGCTTCTGCACACAATTTGTTTTTTCTTAGTCTTAATATCTCTGGATCCATATGTCTATATCCACCAAATATAAACCACGTCTCTTCAAATTCATCAAAAGAAGAATAGTATTTCTTCAATTCATAAATAAACGATTTTGTCTTTTCATCAACCGCAATCTTACGAATTGAATTCTTGGTCTTAGGTGTCTGCCACTTACCACGAATATATTGTCTACGAATATGGATGTATTTACCATCGAAATCCTCAAAGGTTAAAGATAAACATTCAGATACACGCATGCCCGTCATATACATGGTCCAAATTGCGTATGCCGTATCTTTCCATGCTCCATCTCTAGATGTTACTGCATATTCAAAAAGTGTCTTAAAATCACTTTTAGGCACGATTTCAAGCTTCTTAGCCTCCGTGGCCACAGGCTTAACCAAAGGTGCCATTTTATAAAATGGATCATTGATAATACCGTAGTGTTTCTTCGCAAACCGGAAGATATTTCTAAGATTGGTTAATAAAGTCTTTTTGGTCGAATACTTATAAGATTTAATTTGTGGCAATTCGAAAAAGTTATCGATATCAAGATATGTAATCTTGGCCATCTTCTTATCGTTAAGCGGAGACAACATATTCAGATACACTCTTTTTGTATCCAGTGTGGATGGCTTTAATGTTCTAGATTTAAATTCATACCATTTTAAAGTAACTTCATAGAAGGTTACGTTCTGGTCTCCAACAACCTTGATTTGCATGAATGCAGATTCAGCCGCCACTGCTTCCTTCCTGGTATTGAACCATTTAGAATGTTTTTGTACACGATCTCCATTAAAATCAGTATAGTAGCAACGGTAACACCATTGTTTCTTTCCATTGTGTAGGCGCTCATAAATAGGCATTTAAATTTCCTCCGTTCTATGCTAAAATGAGCACATAAAAAGTTTGATGTGGTAGTCATCTTTTTATGTGAGAGTATTGGTAGTACTCTTAATCGTCCTGGATGTTGGTAGCATCCAGAATTTTTTATTTTGCTTCGTTTTTCAGTTTTCTCAATATTTCTCCAGCAAACTCAGCACCATCTCGATTGATTGAGATTTTAACTTCTCCATCAACTGTATTCACTATTAAAGTTCCTGCTGTTAATGTTTTTTTGTAGAATACGTTCCTGATCTGACTCCAATTCCACTCTTTAAACTTATATCCAAACATATTTTTAGAACATTTTATCAGACGCTTTTTAGTTGCTACAAAGCATTTTCCATTTACAGTAATGAATGGAAGATTAAGTCTTTCATCTGAATCCAGCATCACAATAATCTGTTCAAAGCATTTGACTGCATTTTTTTTAGAAATGCCACCAATCAACTCATTGTTGATTGAATAGTAATATGCTTCCATTGCAATTTCATGATTAGTCATAATAGATTTCCTTTCTTTCTGAATAGATAGATTCAGTATTTTATTGATTTTGTAATATAAATATTGTTTTGACAATAAACAAAATGCAATCTATAATTTGATTACGAAGTAGTCCGTGATGGATAAAGCAGGGTTCCCGAATGGGAGTATGGGTATAAGCCTTAGAATTCTCTAGCTCCTGGGATTACTTTTTTTAAACTCTTTTATAGCGATCTCAATATAAATTTGGCGTACTTGCAAAGATTTGATAATATAGATGGGCACGCTTTTTGTTGAAAATATGCAAAATGCGAATTATAATTTGAATACCGGAGGTACTTACTCCTCGACAGGTCAATAGTCGGTGGATGGTTAAGAATACTAAGCGTATGTTAAGTACGTCGCCCCGATTAGATCCCGCTCAATGAGTGGGATTTTTTATTTTGCTTCGTTAAAAAGAAAAAGCTATCCGAAACCGAATAGCTTTCCCTTATCCGCGGTACCCACAAATGTGTTACCGAAATAAATACCTGCAGTGCCTGATACAATGTATCATCACTGAAATTCATCTTTATAATAACATGAATTTCTTTAAAATCAAGCGTTTTACAAGGCAATGTTGGTTATAGCTTTTACGATTTCAGTGTCAATTCTGTCCATTGTTTCTTTAGATAACTGTATTTTTCCAATTGGATCTAATACATTGATTGACTTTTTAATTCTATGTTTACTAATAGTTGTTATGGATAGAATCTTAGCAAATGAATCCTTATTTTTTTCATTATAGTAATCTGTGATATCTTGAAGCATATGAATAACTTTATTAATGATGTCTGCAATTTCATCAGTCGTATAATGAATTGTTCCATCAGTAGCAGCCTTCTTCGGTTTAATTGTCATACAATAATATTCAATCAAAGAATCATGAAATGTGACCGATTGTCCTTCGTGATATTTAAAAGTTCCTTTTTCATCCTTTAATAAATCTTCTATTATTGCAGAAAAAGCTACAAGATCTTGAATACTTTTTAAAACGTCACTAAATATATTTTGAATTAGTTCATTTCCTAAATTGATATTAGATTTATTAGCCTTAGATGTTAATGGGAGCACTGTGATTTCTCCTGCTTTAGGAGAATCTTTTTTATTTAGCACTATAGCAAAATGATTTCCACTTAATTCATTCCCTATGGATGTACCAAAGTTAACCATAACAACTGTTCCACGTTTATATTTAATAAACCTGTTTTTTATATTAGGATTGTTTTCTTTTTTGAAGGCCATAGCCTGGAAGTGTTGCCATTTATCCAAATTATTGAATTTAGGATTTTTACAATCCTTAATGATATTTTTAAAAGTATCGTTACTAGCATCCAAAGATTTACATTTATTACTTATTTCTTGTTCAGTCATCATACCCCTCCTCGTTTTATTTTTCTCTATAATCAAATCCAGATATAATTACTTATTATCCTTCTTAACTCTTTCTATTCCTGAATTGGTAGATCAGGTAAGTTTGCTCTCTCATCTTTTTCAACATTCTCTTTTTCAAAGCCACGATTGAAAAATAAGAATATAGAAATAAACGATAAAACACCTTGCACCGTTGAACAATAAAATCTTTCTGGAACAACTATAATTGCTACAAAATATAAGATGCATGAAATTAAAGTTACGATCCAGTTCTTCGATATAGCACTAACTCCAGTTAAAAAGAAGTTAATTACCATACAAATTGTAAATGGCAATAAATATCTCAATGCCAGCATTGCACCTAACTTTGCAAAATCATTTTTCATGCCAACAATTCCAAATAAACTAATAATTGCGAATATCAAATAAATAGCAGTCAACGCTAACGCAATATACATTAATACTGATCCAATTGTTTCTTTTTTCTTTTGTGCCATAATTTTTAACCCTCTCCCTTAAATTTATAATCAAAATCTAGATATAATTACTTATTATCCTTTTTAACTCTTTCGTATTCCATTTGTGTGACTGTATCCACTGTGTGCTGACCTTTGTCGTCAAGGCTTCGATATATATCTAAGTGTTCACGCTCGTGATCCGTAAGAATGTAAGATTCATTTTCTAAGTCCTCCCATCCCATAAGGTATTGCGGAGTACATTTCAATGCTTTTGCTAAGGGTGGAACGATATCAGTCGGTAATTTCTTTATGCTTTCGGATTCGTATCTCATCACCGTAGTCTTATTAACCCCTAATGCATTTGCAACATCTTCCAATGTCAATTTCAATTGTAGTCTTCTTGATTTAATTCGTTCTTGTATTGTCTCCATATCTACAAACCTTCTCATTTCTAAACATAGTATAAAAAGAAAATTGCAAAAAAGCAACAAAAATCGTTGACATAATGCAACACAGGTATATAATATTAATGAAGTTGCAGAAATGCAACAGAAAGGAAGGAGTATTATGAAGGTGAACGTTAAGTTATTAGAAGAAGAGATGGACAAAAAACATGTGTCAGTATCAGAATTAGCAAGAATGAGCAATGTTGATAAATCTACAATTAGTAGATTATTGAATGAACAAAGAGCATGTTCAATCGCTACGGCTCAAGCAATAGTGCAAGCTTTAGAAATTCCATCAAAAAAAGCTGGTCTTATTTTTTTTAGTACAGAAGTTGCATAAATGCAATGTAAAAACTGTTTAAGAACACTACCAATAACTACCACAGAAAGGATAAATAGTATGGCTACCACAAAAACTAAAACTAAAGAAAAAGAACTAGAATTGTCTCCATTTGCAAATAATGGACATGCCACAGAGTATACAAGAATGATGCATCGTTATGCTGATCTAGATAAAAGAGAGAAGGCAGTGCGTAGAAAGCAATGTTTCGCAAACCGGATGTTGTTTGTGAGTGTTGTATTAGTAATCGGATGTGTGATTGGTACTGCATTTGTTTGTAGAACCATCCAGTCTATTGGAATCTAGAAAGGAGATTGTTATGAGAGGTATTAAAGTTGTATCTCGTCAGGAATATGACGAAGAAATTGAAGGTAAGATCCAAAAGTTAACAAAGTATGCATACATCACGCAAAAAGATTTGTCAGAAATCATTGGCTGTAGCAGTGCGACTGTGAAAACCGAGTTGAACAAGTTAGGTGTTGAATCTAATTGCTTCGGATGGCCAACAATCAAGGTAATTAATGTTCTTGGCTTGCAGCCTTATTTGGACAACCTGATCAAGCTGCGTAAGTCATGCAGAGCATAAAAAAGACCACTTCAAAGGAAAGTGGCCAATCAAAAAATAACAACTAAATTATAAATTATTTTCTCGGGTTCTGCAACCTGGGTATCACCACAAATTGACGTGATCCGCACTCGCTTTCTACATAATGTATTTTTTGCTCTAGCACGTCAAAAAAATTAATGGATTGTTTCTGTAACTTATTCTCCTTTAAAACAATGTTTACGCGGATTGTGGTATCTAGGTTGCAGAGTTCGAGATTTAGTAAGGAGAAAAATAAGATGGAAACATTACACGTTAATAGAAATAAAGATGATTTTATCGAAGAAAGTAAAAAAATTGATGAGATACATGAAGGAATTAAGCAGTTCCAAAAGGAGTGTCGGAAAGCAAAATCAAACAAAGAAAAAGATGAACTCGTGCAAAGGTTCAATGAATTCGTTGGAAGTTTCGGCGCTGCTTTTGAATTGAAAGTGTTTGCTACAGTGGATGGGCCAATTATTGCTAGTGAAGCAAAAGCAGGCGCTACTTTTTTTAAATTTTTCGAGGATATGGATTCAGATGAAATTACCGAATGCTTATCGGAATGTACAAAAGCCTTTGGAAGGGAATTCCAAAAATATCTAAAGGAGTATAAAGAAAAAGACAGTGCGGAAAATAGGCACTGTATCCATTAGATTCACACCTAAGGGGGAGACGGAATGGAAAATCGTGGAGGCTACATTAAGCTGTTTCGGCAGATTGTCGACTGGGAATGGTATGACGACATTCCCACTTGTCGGCTATTTATACACTTGCTATTAAAAGTAAATCATGCCGATCGTAACTGGCAAGGTAAAAAAATAGAAAGGGGTTCGTGCATTACAAGCTTTGCGAGTTTAAGCACTGAAACAAAATTGAGTGTCGAACAAATAAAAAGAGCACTCAAAAATTTAATGAATACAGGCGAGATTAAAAAAATCTCAACAAACCAAAACACGCTCATAATCGTTACAAAATACGATGATTATCAGTGTTTTGCCAATGTCGACAACAAGCAAACAACAAACGAACAACAAGAGGACAACATGCAGAAAACAAACGAGCAACAAACGGACAACAAACGGACAACAACAAACAATAATGTAAAGAATATAAAGAATGATAAGAATAATAATAATTTATATTGTTCTTCTGACGAAGAACTAGAAATGAATCAAATTATTAGAACCATTGTTGAAATCCTGAATATTGAAACGGAGAAAGAATTTTCTCCTGATGCTAAATTAACTAGAAAGTTGATTCAGGATAAATTGAACGCTGGATATAGTTTAGCAGATTTTAAATGTGTCATTGAAAAGAAATGTGATGCATGGAAGTCTGATCCAGTCATGAAATCTTATTTGAAGCCAAGCATTTTGCTTGGAAATAAGTTTGATGAATATCTGAATGAGTGAGGTGTCGTGAATGAATATTGTTAAAGCAATCAAATTAGCTAAAAAGAGGAAAATGGGATTTGTAAGAAAAAATAGTCGTGATCACAAAAAAGGCGCTTATTTATATCCAACAAACGTAACCATTTACAAAATCGCAGTTTATCTTCCAGAACGGAATGAATATTTAAGATTTTGGAATCCAATGACAGACGATCTCATGGCTAAGGATTGGATTCTGGTTAAACCTAAAAAGGTATTTAGTAAAGCATATAGTTCTGATGAGTTAAAAGAAATGGGACTATGTGAAATCGTATCAGGAAAGGAAAAATGAAATGAAATTCAATATAGAAACAAAGACATTGCTAAATGCAGTGAACAATGTGTCAAAGGTAATCGATAAAGTGTCTCCATTGCCTGCATTAGCAAACCTAAAGATTTGTGTAGAAGAAAAGTCAATTGTGGTTACTGGATCCAATGGAACTGCTTCAATGCAGCAGACATTGGAAATGGAAACTGGTATTGAAGAATGTGGCCAATGTTTGGTGGATGCTAAATATTTTAGCGAGATTATTCGAAAAGTATCTGGGCAAACAGTAGAAGTGGATTGTACGGATAATTTAATGCATATCAAGTGTGGTAAAGCCAAATTTAAGCTTACTTGCACAGACGTATCTGAGTATCCAGGGATTGATTTAGAGACACCTGAAAATAGACTGAACTGTCCAATGGAAACGCTGCGTATTGCTTTTGAAAAAGCTCTTGTATGTGTTGCAAGTAACGGAAAAGAAGCTCAGCGACGTCCTGTATTAACAGGAGTAAATTTAAGTGTGGACGATGGCCAGGTTACAATCGTTGGTTCTGATTCGTATCGAATGAATCGATATGCATTTATTGATATGGATTGCAAGGATACCAGTATTACAATCCCTAGACAGGCTTGTGTGGAATTTTTGAAAACATTCAATGATGAGGTTTCTGTTTTCTATGACGAGAAAAAAATTCAATTTAAAACAAACGATATGATGTACCAGTCACAACTTTTAAATGGAACATACCCGGATGTTTCTAGAATCATTCCAAAATCTTGTTTGTATCACGTTGAAATGGATAAGAATGAATTGTTAGAAGCAATCAAACGTTGTGACTTTGTGAAATCTGATGGGAAACAAATTGTACATTTGTCGTTTGGTACAGAAGAATCTCATGTTGATTCAAAGTCTGAGATGATTGGAGAAACGTATGAAGAACTTGAAACAGTTGAATTGATGTCGGATCCAATCGAATTCAACTTGAATGGAAAGTATTTAAGAGATGCACTTGATGTCATTAATTCTGAAAAAGTACAGATTACGACTCCAGGAATCGGAAAGCCACTGATTGTTCGTGGTTCGTGTGACGTTTTAAAGTTGATGAGTGTGCTTGTGCCTGTAAAGACATACTAGGAGGTCTGTATGTCTAAGTTTGAAGAGGAATATAAGGCAATCAAGCAGAATCAAGGATTGAAAATAATCTGTGAATATTTGATGTCACGTAATGACATGGTTTCGAAGTTGGATAATCCTAAGAAGTCTGTCGACGGAATGTGGAATTACATTGTTTCTGAAGCTAAAAAGAAGGCAGTGAAAAACTGTGCAATTATCAGTGATGAAGAAGTGTTCGGCTTGGCCGTTCATTACTACGATGAAGAAGATGTTGGCGGTGATGAAGAAAAGCCTTCACGTTTAAATCTTGAATCTGCAAAGGCAATCGTTAAAAAGAGTGTTGATAAAAAGAAAAAGCCTAAGAAAGAAGAATCAGAATGGAAGCAGGAAAGTCTGTTTTAGAGAGATTGCAGACAAGGAAGCTCACATGGCCAAAAGGCATTGAAGAGTTTATTTTTTCAAAAATGGATTTATGGCTCGCAAAAGAGGCTTATAACCGAACTTATTTTGTCGAAACACTAGAAATGTATTACGGAAAGCTATTAAAGCGAATATTTGGATTTCAATTGTTCAAGAATCCGAATCATACAGTAGAACTGAAAATCCAGGAAGTAGCTCGATACATAGAAGGTGAAAAAAAGTTTCTGGTTGGCAATCTGTATTGCGGAATGTTTGGTAAAAGAGTTGATTTCGATTATCCTTTAAAGTTTTGGATCAGTGACAGCAAATTGAATTTTTATCCGTTGAGGATGTACTCAATTGAAGACTGGATCAAGTTATTGAACATTCCGTATTGCCAGTATCAGTCTGAATTGAATCAATCAGGATTAGATTTTTTTGATTATGCATGCGCATATCGAAAAGAACCTAAAATCGAATATTTAGTGAAGGCAGATTTGAGTCAGTTCATTTCAAGTCTTCGGGTTCTTGATCTAAGCCAAAAGAGCCTGGATAAGATATTCAAGGTTGATCGTAAGTTCGTTCCGCTTCTTCCAAAGATGGATTACACACATTTGATGTTATGCAGGAAATATTCATGGGCAAACGAAAAAGAGTTGTTGAAAATCAGAAAGTTGAATTTCAAGCATATACGTAAGTATATGTGTCCACGAGTATTGGAGTACGCATCGAAGATAGATGATTGGAACATAAATATTTATGAAGATTATTTGAAGTTTGCGGAAACGATTGGAGCGGACATGAAGTCTTATAGAGTTCTAACACCATCGAATTTAGTAGAAGCACATAGTGCAGCATATAAGGCTATGCGTGCTACAGAAGGTGCCAGGTTTGAACAAGGGATTCTTGAGAACTATGAAAAGCATGTTGAGTTGAGTTATTCAAATGGAAAGTATTTGATTCGTCCTGTCAAAACGAATGCTGAATTGAAGAAGGAATCTGAAGTATTGAACCATTGTGTTAGAACCTATGCAGACGATGTGTCCAAAGGACATACGGAAATCATGTTTGTTCGTTTAAGTGATAAACCGGATGTTCCTTTGTATACGTTGGAACTCAAACATAAGGTTATTCGACAATTTAGAGCAAATCATAATGCGGTTCCTCCAGACGATGCATTTAGCTTTGTCAGGGAATGGGCGGATAAATTTAAGATAAATAAGGAGTTGATATCGTGATTTTAAGAGATTTAAAGAATACAACATTTAGACCTGTGGAAATCAGTGTTGTGAAAGATTATCAGGAAATTATGTTTTCAGTGAATGGAATTCATAGATTTCCATGTTTAAGCAAAGCCAAGAATTACTTTGGCAAAAGACAAATTGTTGAGATTGTAGACGATGAGTCTTCAAGAACTACCAGGATATTTCTTCAAGGCTAAGCCATGAATAAAGAGTTTCTAGTTAGCAAAGTTGATGAGTTCATCGCATTCGAAACGGAAAATGAAAAGTCAAAAAATTCTTTGGTTCATTATCGACAGGTAGTTGAACTGTTTGTAAATTCTTTTGAGGTCGATGATATCTGCAAGCTTGATATTATCGACTTTAAAAAGAATCTAGAAGAAGAGTATGCTCCGGCCACAGTAAAGAACTATATCACTATCGCAAATAGGTTCATAAAATATTGTGAATTAGTCGAAAAGAATTTGGATCCAGACGAATTGTTGCGTACTCATCATTCTAAAATGACGTTAAAAAATATCAAGATTCAACAAGCTGCATCATTGGATGATGTGATTGAACCATCTGATTTTAAGCGAATGTGCAGAATGGCCAAACAATGTAATCGAATGGATATTTATCTGATCATGAAGATATTCGCTTACACGGGTATACGTGTGAGTGAGTTAAGTTATTTCACGGTTGAAAATGTAAAGGCAAATTACATTACAGTCAAAAACAAAGGCAAGATTCGTGATGTGATTCTGAGAAATGATTTAAAACGCGAGATATTAAAGTATTGCAGAGTGGAAAAGATAAAGTCAGGAAAAATCTTTTTTTTAACCTATAAGCAGATTTACTACCAGTTGAAGAAGATTGCAGGAAAGTGTAGAGGTATAAGCCTAGACAAGATCCATCCTCATGCGTTCAGACATATGTTTGCGATTAATTATTTGGATGCCGGTGGACAGGTAACGGATCTCATGGATATTCTTGGCCATAATTCCATACAGACAACATCTTTGTATACTAGAACGACAAACAAAGCTAAGAAGAACATGTTGGAAAGCATGAAATATAAATAGGAGGACAAAGTAATGTCTAAAAATTATAGTAATGAAGACAAATATTGGGAATATGACGAAATAGAAAAGGTTTATAATCTTCATTTTATAAGATTTTATGAAGATGAGATTATCGCAGTTATACTTACAGATATAGACGATAGTTCATTATGGGTTTCCTATAGACTTGAAGATGTATATGGAAGTTTTGTTGATTCTTTGGATGCTGAAACGATTGAAGAGGCTAAAGTTGAAGTGGAAGAAAAAATTATTGATATTGTACAAGATCAAGTCGAATATTTGCAAAGTTGGATTCATAAGTTTAAATCTACTGACGAGAATGAGAATCATGAATAAATATCAATATGCATTGCATAATTTGAATTCGTTTTATTTGTTTGATTTTATTCATCCAGGGGATGAGCACAAACAAAGAGAAGCATTAATCGCGAATGATAATTACAAAAAGCAATTGGATACATCGAAAGAACTCGTAGATAGATTCACAGAGGAAGAAAAGCTATCTGAAATCAAAGCTCCTGCAATTAGATTTGTTCCGTTAAAAAAAGGAATGACAGAAGATGAATTGAATGACTACATAGAAAAAAGTGAGGATTCAAGCTTCCTTGTTTATCTAAGATATAGATATAACACTGATGTGTTTAAACAAGAATGGCAATATTCCGTAGAAGCTGCATCGTGGGGATGCGAATGTGATGGAAGAGTTTGTTGGCTAGATGATTGGTGGGAAGGCCAACAAGATGTTGAATATTTAGCAATAAGTAAATTAGGAGATAGAAAATGAGTAAAAGGTACAAATACAAGGATTTAATTTATTGTGAAGATGATTTGTCAGAAGAAATAGATAATTACGGTGGTGGTTTATTTGATTTGTATTGGGAATTAAAACGAGATAAAAAAGCTACTGGAATTACGTATTATTACGTTAGGTCTATGGATGGCGATTGTGAATATTACGAGGATTATGCAGATTTAATAAAAGAAGAATATGAAAATTTAGAGGTTGAGGTGTTAAAAAAGGATGAATTTTAAATGTATACAAAAGTAAAACTATTAAGCTTAACTGATGGATATGAGCATAAATTGGTAAGTAGCACAGGAAAGCTCAAAAAAGAATACATTGGCCAGATTGGTAAAGTAATCCATACGTGCGTTATAAGTAAAGGCAACTATGTAAAACCTACACTTTATGATGTCCAGTTCGATGATGGAGCTATATTTTGTTTAGATGAGGATCAAATAAAATTTGTGGCGCTTGGCGCTTTGGAATATAAATCATCAAACGCGTCTGAAAAAATTAAGTGTGAAGCAATGCAATTTATCGACAATGCAGATGCAGTGTTTTCTGCACTAGGTTCATTAATAAAAAAGCGGAATGTTTCACGGACAAAATTAGCATTAAAAAACACAAAAAGTTTTTAATTCAAAAAAACGTGCAGAGAGCCTTTATTCTAGGGCTCTCAGTGCAGAATTGATTTTGGAAAATAATTTAAGGTTATTTGACAAAGAAAAAAGGAGGAGAAAGAGTGATAAACAGAGTTATTTTAGTAGGAAGATTGACCAAGAATCCTGAGATTAGAAAGACACCAAACGGTGCAAGCATTTGTAAGTTTACTTTGGCCGTTAGTAGAAAAGTGAAAGCACAAGGACAACCGGATGCAGATTTCATTAGTTGTGTTGCCTGGAACAAAACAGCAGATTTAATGTACCAGTATTTGAAGAAAGGTTCTTTGATTGGAATCGACGGAAGATTGCAGACAGGAAAATTCACGAATAACAATGGTGAAACAATCTACACGTGCGATGTGATGGTTGAAAGTTTGCAGTTCTTAGATAAGAAAGAAGAAACACAAAATAATGATGTGAACCAGGAAAGAGAAATGTCATACAGCGAAGGAGGTTATCCACAATGGTAAAAGAAAAAGACGCAGTCAATCATCCAGAACATTATGAGAGTGGATCATATGAATGCATTGATGAAATGATTGCAGTATTTGGAATGTCAGTAGTCGCAAATTTTTGTTTGTGCAATGTTTGGAAATACAGATATAGAGCATTGAATAAAAATGGGAAAGAGGACATGGAAAAATCTGATTGGTATATGTGTAAATTCATGGAGTTAAAAAAAGCGATGAGTGCAGCATATGAAGATTAATTGGAGATTAGTATTTATTATTCTGTTTGGGGTTTTATACATATGGATGTTTACGGCCATTGTAGGCGGAGCTGTATGGATTATCTCAAGTATTGTTAAATTTGTTTGTTTATTATTTTCGTTGTATTAAGGGGAAAAGAATGGAAAAAGTTGTATTGCATAATCAAACTGCAGAGAATGCATTTGATTGTTTAACTGAATTAATTAAGATCATGACATATGATGTTGAAAATGGTGGAATGCGTGAAGCAGGATTAAAACAGCTTGAATATATCAGACAAGAATATTCGAAATTGGAAAGAGAAAACTGTGGTTTAAATCAAACAGTCTTCAATTTGAGAAAGCGTGTAGAAAGTAAATATTCGTCTGGAACACAATGGACACGTTGCTCGGGTATTGAAAAGGTTTCGCATGATTGAGGTTTCAAAAACAGTTGCACAATTTATTGGTGATTTTAAATCATTGGACTATTGTTGTCATAGAATTATTGAATTGAATGAAGAGTTGGAAGAGTTGAATCATAAAATGTTAGGTTTATCACATTCAGTTGAAGAACTGTCTAAAGAACAAATGAAATCCAGTTTGCCAATGCCGACATATCAAAGAACATTTACTTCTAAGCTTGCATTGTTAGAAACGATTGAAGAGCGTGAGCGTGAAATTGCTTATTATCAAAAGAGAATCAACGAATGCAAAGCGTTTGAACTACTTGGCTACACAGATATGAATATCATGTATGATTTATATTTTTTCCGTATGTCACAATATGATGTAGCAGACAAATATGGATTCAGTCGCAGCGGTTTGATGAAGCACATTCGCGCAGTTATCAAGAGCATTATTTAAAAGAGTCTACATTGTCTACCGTTTTTCCGTGATATATTAGTACCGTAAAAAATTCGACAAGCCAAGTGTTGGATTTTTCACACACGAAAGCACGCACATGTGCTTTTTTATTTGGTGAAGACAGTTTCCTTGCTAGACTGTCTTCACGAGGTAAAAAGCATGGATTACAAGACTAAGAGATGGAAAAAGAAAAGAGAATCAATTCTTAGAAAAGATGGATATCTTTGTCAGATCTCAAAGCGATATGGCAGAAGGGTAGAAGCAGAAGTTGTGCATCATATCTATCCAGCAGATGAATATCCGGAATATCGGTTCTGCGACTGGAATCTAATTAGTGTAAGCGTAGGCGAGCACAATAAGTTGGAGAACAGAAGTACTGGTGCATTGACTGAGCTTGGTGAAGAATTGAAAAGACATACGATTCCAGGAGTTGATTGGAGAAAGAAGAAAAAAGATTATGCAATCTAACGATGAACTATGTAGGCTGATACGAATCTATTTGCTCTATTTGATTGGAGCTTATGATAAACGTGATGTGGCCAAAGAGTTGGGTGTGGATTTGGATGAGATAGCCTCAAAAAGATTGCTCTGAAAGAGATCCCCCCACCTAAATTTTTTTGACATGAAAATTGGTTCCCTGGGGGAGTATCCATCTTTCCAACTCTGAGCGATTTTTGAAAAAAGGGGGTGATGGCCAAAATGAACAGAGCAACTGTCAGCAGAAAAACGAATCGAATTTTTAAAGAAACAGTTTTATATATGCAAGAAATCGGAACTTACAAGAAAGAATTCGATGTTACAATTCGTAGATATGCAGAGATGCGATTTCAGTACGATTTGTTGTATCAAAAGTGGTTCGAAGAGGGGTGCAAAGTGACAGAGACTTTTAAAAATAAATCCGGAAATGAGAATATTCGTAAGACTGCAGAATATTTGGCCGTCGAAGCTCTTCAAAAGAATCTTCTTACAATCGAAACAACTTTAGGATTGACTCCAAAAGGATTAAAAGCAATTAAATCAAATGGGCTTGAATCCGCAAAACAAAGTAGATTGGCGCAGGTGTTAAGTAGTGTATAATGGAAAGTATTTTTCAGAAGTACAGAAATATTGTGAAGATTGTAAGAGCGGAAAAATCAAAGCCAATATTTATCGTATAAAAGCAATTGATAGATTTTACAGAGATTTGGAAGATGAAAGATATGAATTCAATCCAAAGGATGCGGACTTCATTATTTCGATCATTCAAAAAACAATTTGCCACATGCAAGGCGAAACACAAGACGGAGAACCTTTACGAGGTACTCCTTTTATTTTGATGCCTTTTCATAAATTTATCATTTACAACCTGTTTGGAATCTACCGAAAAGGAACAAAGATAAAGAAATATCATGAGGCTTTAATATTTATTCCTAGAAAAAATGTTAAAACATCATTTTCTGCAGCATTAGCGTATGCGGTTGGATTGCTTTATCGAAAATCCGGATCCAAGATTTATGTTGTGGCCGCAGCCTTAAAACAAACATTGGAAACATTCAATTTTCTGAAATACAACGTAAGAAACATGGGTGAATCTGATGAGGATGGTGGATTGTTTCATATTATCGACAACAACAACGAACATTCTATAAAAGCAGAAATGTCTGACGGAATGTTCGAATTAAATGCGTTGGCCACAAATCCAGATGCGCAAGATTCATTTAACTGTAATTTTGCGATTGCGGATGAGGTTCACGCTTTTAAAAAGCCGAAACAATACAATTTGTTTAAAGAAGCTATGAAGGCTTACGCAAATAAATTGATAATTGGTATTTCAACCGCTGGAGATGATCCAAACAGTTTTTTAGCGCAAAGAGTTCGATATTGTAAAAAGATTCTAGATGGCGAAGTAGACGATGAGCAATACTTCGTTTTTATTTGCGAAGCCGATCTTACTGAAAATGAAGAAGGCGCAAAGTTTTTGGATTACATGAATCCAGATGTTCAGGCAATGGCCAATCCTGGTATTGGTCAATCGGTTCGTGCCGAAGATTTAATGAACGATGCGATCCAGGCGCAGAACGACCCTCAACAAAGAAAAGATTTCTTCGCAAAATCGTTGAATGTTTTTACAAATCAAATAGATACATATTTTGATATGAATGTCGTGAAGACATCCGATGCCAAGTATAATTGGACGATTGATGAGTTGGCCAAACTTCCTATCAAGTGGTATGGCGGTGCGGATTTATCCAAACTGCACGATTTAACCGGTGTTTGTATTTATGGCCGATATAAAGGAGTGGATATCTGCATCAGTCATGCGTTTATTCCACGAAGTACGGCATATCAGAAATCGGATGAAGATAATATTCCGGTATTCTGGTGGGAAGAAGAAGGATGGCTAACATGTTGTAACTCGAACGTTATTGAATATGAAGATGTAATTCAATGGTTCATAAAAGTTCGAGACAGAGGTTTTAGAATTCGATGGATTGGATACGACAGAAGGTATTCGCGTGAATTCATTTTAAAAATGAAAAAAGCCGGTTTTAAAATTCGCGATCAGAAACAGCTTTATGTTGAGAAAGCGGAAGCTTTTCGTGAAATCGAGAAGAAGTTCAACCTTCAAGAATTTTATTACGTGCATAATCTTGCGTATGAGTATTGTGTTGGAAATGTCAAAGCTACAGAAGATAGCGATGATTTTGTTCGATTCCAAAAAGTAATGCCAAACCAACGTATAGATTTATTTGATTGTTCAGTTATTGCTTGTAAACAATTATTGATTGCAGAAGAAAAGAATTCGTCTGCTTCGATGTTTTTAGATTAGGAGGCTTATTTTGTCAAGGAGAAACAAAAAGAAGAATATTAGACCAGATCCACAGAAAAGGTCGAATTATGCAGCTGTAATGCCAGTAAATTGGGAATCTTTATTGTCAGCAGGTTATACACCGTTATCACAGAATCCTGAAATTATTAGCGCAGTTAATAAGATTGCCAATCTAATTGGAAGTATGACAATCCATTTAATGGAGAATTCTAAGAATGGTGATCAAAGGATTAGTAATGCGTTATCCAACTTAGTAGATATTCATCCAAACAAATACATGACAAGAATGACATGGATGTCTTCTATCGTTCGTTCTTTATTATTGGAAGGCGACGGAAACTGTGTTCTGTATCCAAGAACAGTTTCCGGGTTGATTGAAGGTATTTATCCATTGAATCCTGGAAGTGTTTCATTCGTTCCAAATGGCGATTTTGGATATTCCATTCTTTATAACGGAAAGGAATATTTTCCGGAAGATTTAATTCATATCGTAATTAATCCGGATCCAAACTATCCGTGGAAAGGTGTGGGATACCGTAAATCTTTGCGAAGTGTGGCCGAAACTTTGGATCAAGCGAACGTCACTAAGAAAGGCTTCATGGAATCGAAATGGCAGCCATCATTGATTGTTAAAGTTGATGGAATGGTTGATGAGTTTTCTAATTCAGACGGAAGACAAAAACTGTTGGATAAATATATTAAATCGAATCAGGCAGGAGAACCTTGGCTAATTCCTGCAGATGGTTTTGATGTGGTTACAGTAAAGCCGTTATCACTGAATGATTTGGCCATCAAAGATTCGGTAGAAATGGACAAAAAGACAGTAGCTTCCATTTTAGATGTTCCAGCATTCGTACTAGGTGCCGGAGAATTTAACAAAGAGGAATGGAACAACTGGATCAATACAAGAATTAAAGGAATTTGTGAGTGCATCCAACAGGCACTTACACGAAGTTTACTTATCAAACCTGAATGGTATTTTAGGTTCAATTATAGGTCGCTTTATGCCTATGACATACAGACACTCTCGACGGTGGGATGCGATTTGTATACACGAGGAATCGTGACAGGTAATGAAGTCAGAGATTCACTAGGATATTCTCCGATGGATGGATTAGATGAATTGATCATACTTGAAAACTATATTCCACAAGGAATGATAGGAGACCAGAAAAAATTGGAAAAAGGTGGTGAGAATAATGGATAAAAAATATCAGATGAGAAGTTCTTTATCTAAATTCAAAACTAGAGATGCAGATGGGAAAAAGTATATCAGTGGATACTTTGCGGTATTCAATTCCAATTATCAGCTATGGGATGGAGCTACTGAAAGTGTAGATCCACATGCTTTTGATGGAACACTGGATAGTGATATCCGTTGTTTGATTGACCATGATACACGTTTGGTTTTAGGACGCACCAAATCAGGAACATTAACTTTAAGAGTTGATGACAAAGGTCTATGGGGTGAAGTTGAAATCAATGAATCAGACCAGGATGCGATGAATCTATATGCTCGTGTGCAACGTGGCGATGTGGATCAATGTAGTTTTGGTTTTGAGATTACTTCAGAAGAATATTCGGAAAATGGAAACGAAGTTCATTGGACGATTAAATCCGTGAATCTGTATGAAGTATCTGTAGTTACTTTTCCTGCATACGAAGACACACAGGTATCTGCGCGAAAAAAGGAATTTAGCACAATTCGTTCTAGAAAATTAGAACAAAGAAAAAAAGAAATGCTGAAAAAATTGAAGGGAGAACAAGCATGTTAAAAGTTTTAATGTTGCGTAAAAAATTAGATACGCAGAAAAAGAATCTTGAGAAATTAAGAAAAAAAGAATCTGACTTTGAAAAACGTACAAAAGAACTAGAAGTTGCGATTTCTGAATTGCGTGATGATTCAACAGAAGAAGAACAACAAGCTGTTGAAGAAGAAGTAGCAAAATTAGAAGAAGAAAAACAAGAGTACGAAGATGAAAAGAAAGAGTTGGAAGAGACAATTGCCGAAATCGAAAAAGAGATTGAAGAAGCAGAGTCTCAGCAGCCAACAGATGACCCTAAGCAAGAAGAAAATAGAGGAGGACAACAGAAAATGACTGTAAGAAAAAAATTCTTCAATATGCCAATCGAAGAACGTGATCGTTTCTTCAAAGATGAGAATGTAGAAAAATTCTTATCCAACGTAAGAACATGTATTAAAGAGCATCGTGCAATTGAAAATGTTGGACTAACAATTCCACAAGTTATGTTACCTTTGATTCGTCAAACAGTAGAAGAGAATTCTAAATTGATTTCAAAAGTTAATTTACAGAGTGTAAGTGGAACATCTCGTCAAAATATCATGGGAGACATCCCAGAAGGTATTTGGACTGAAATGTGCGGATCATTGAATGAAATGGATTTAAAATTCAACAACATTGAGATGGACGGATACGCAGTAGCCGGATTCTTCGCAGTATGCAATGCAGTATTGGAAGACAGCGATGAAGATTTAGCTACAGAAATCATTAACGCGATTGGTAAAGCAATCGGTAAAGCATTGGATAAAGGTGTCTTATTTGGACACGGAGTTAAAATGCCATTAGGTATTGTTACTCGATTAGCGCAAGAAGTACGTCCAAACGATTATCCTTCAACAGCTAGAGCATGGAAAGATTTACACACAACAAATATTTTAAAGGGCAGTGCTAACCTTACCGGAAAAGAATTGTTTAAAGATATTATCAAAAAATCAACATGTGTAATCAATGATTATTCTTCTGCAGGATTAACATGGGTAATGAACGAAAAGACTCATAAATTATTGATGGCAGAATCATTGGATGCAGACATGAATGGGGCAATTGTTGCGGGAATGCAGAATACAATGCCTATCGTTGGTGGTGAAATTGTTGAGCTTAACTTTATTGCAGACAACAATATTATCTTCGGACACTTTGATTTATACACTTTAGGTGAACGTGCAGGAGCTAAGATTGATCAGTCAGAACACGTTAAGTTCTTAGACAATCAGACAGTGTTCCGTGGTGTAGCTCGTTACGACGGAAAACCTGCAATCGATGAAGGATTCGGTGTGATGACAATCGATGGTAAAGCACCAGTAACATCAGCAGCATTCCGTGCAGATGATGCGAATGATGCAACTTTAACATCATTGACTCTTGGTTCAGAAACATTAGCATTCAATGCAAACACTTACGAATATGAAGTAAGCGCAACTGCAGCAAATGCCGTTGTTAATGCAGTTCCAACTCAGGATGGAGCATCAGTGACTATTATGTACGGTGGAAAGAAATACAATAATGGCCAGGAATTAACGTTAGAAGGTTCTAAGAACTTAGTTGTTACTGTTAAGAATGGTATGTCAAAGCTTGTATATACTGTAAAAGTCACAAAAGGGTAATAAACAATGGATTTTGGAGAAGATACTGAACTAACTGTCCTAAAGCAGAATCTCCAAATGCCTCAAACAAATGCCAACGATGAATATTTAAAAGTGTTGTTGAAGCAAGCTGCTTCCCTTATGACAAGAGAAGGAATCGTCGATGATGATTCCTTTGATTATTATATGGCGAAGATTGACTACGCAGCATTCTTATTCAGAAAAAGAGCTAGTATAGCTATGCCTAGATCTCTTAGATATGAATTGAACAATATCCTGTGGTCACAAAAAGGAAGATAATGACATTTGATGATGGAATTCTGAAGATTTATGAGCGTGTACTAGTGCAGGATAAAGGTTTTATGCCTGTATCTAAATTGCGCTTTAAATCTTCTTATTATTTTTCTTATGAAGTAATTGGTGTTACAAAGTTTTATGAAGCTAAAAAGGCACAGGATAAACTGGATGAATCTGTATCTATTTACAGAGATCGTTCAATTACATATAACGATGTTGTTGTTTTGGAAGATGGTACACAGTATCAGATTTCACAGATTCAACATACATTTGATGATAATGGTATACAAATTACTAAGCTTACATTGATGCATTTAAATGAAAAGTTTGAATTCGAAGCTTAAAGAGTTTGCAGAATTACTGCGGTATACAAGCACTAATGAAATTTACCATTATGATGCAACAGGAGATAAAGGCGATAGATATATAGTTTGGCAAGAAGAAGGAGAATCTGATTCTTTATTTTTGGACAATCAGCATGATGAAATCATGTTAAAAGGTTCGTTGGATATTTATACAAAAGTCGAGTTCGATGATTTAGTGGATGACGTTATTGATTTGTTTAACGCCAACGGAGTTCCATTCAATATAATTAATATTGAATATGAAACAAATTCGAGTTACATTCATTATTCATTCGATTGGGAGTATTGATGGCCAAAATTGAATTTAATGATTTCGATGAATATCTTGATAAACTGCAGAAGCTTGAAAAAGATGATGTAGTTCCAATTATGAAGATGTCATTGTATGAAGGTGCTGGAGTGGTTGTAGATGGTATTCGCAGTGAAATACAATCATTACATACATCCAACCATGCAAGTCAAGGCCCTATGGACTACGAGAAAAAAGCTCTTGAGAAAGGTCTTGGAATATCAGACATGGAGAGCAAGGGCGATGATATCAACGTCAAAGTTGGTTTTGCCGGATATTCAAGTCATAAAACTAAAAAGTATTCAAAGGGAGTTCCGGTCCCATTGATTGCTAGATCAATCTTGAGAGGAACGTCTTTTCGCCCTAAAAATGATTTTGTAGGTCGTGCAGTTCGAAAATATAGAAAAAAGAGTATTGAAACAATGGACAGTAAAATGAATGAATTATTCAAAAAGGAGATGAACAAATAATGGCAAAAAAAGGTTTATCAAAATTAATTATTGCGAAATATAGTCATTCAGACGGTACTACTACTTATTCAGAAGGTAACATCCCTGAAAAGATGAGTGAGTATAGTCTTGATATTACGACTACTGACAATAATAATTTATATTTAGACAATGAAATTGCAGAATCGGAAGGTGGAGAGTTCAAAGAAGGAACTTTGACCATTACCACTGGTGAATTGATGCCTGCTACGTCTAAACTTTTATTGAGTATTAAAGAAAATAAAATTACAGTTGGTGGGGAATCCGTGGCTGAATATGTATTTGATGATAATACGAAGTCAATTGAAGTTGGATGTGGGCTTATTGAACTGCATCAAAATAACAATGAAGAATTCTATCGTGCAATTTGGTTTAATCGTGTTAAATTTAATATTCCAGGTGGTTCTGCGAAGACTAAAGAAGATACAGTCGATTGGCAGTTGCCTGAAATCACAGGATCCGTAATGCGTGATGCAGCAGGTGATCATGCATGGCAATGCTACGCAGATTTGCCTGATGAAGCAAAAGCGGTTGCGTACTTGAAGCAAAAGGCAAATATTGTTGCATAAGGTGACTTATGGACATGAATATTCAATTTATAGACATTGGAGAATATAGATATCCAATGTCTTTTTCTTTAGCTTGTGTTTCTCAAATGGGAAACTTTGCGCAAGCCGCTAAAAAGATTGAAGAAGGTCAAGACGTGGCCGAAGCTGCAAACATGATGATCAGTATGCTTTATCTAATGATTGATTCAGGATGTGCGTTTATGAATATCATGCGACAAAAGTATGATAGAGCACCAATTGGCGAAGATGGATTATTGGAGCCAATTCCAAAAGATACAATTGGGTACTTGATTCCTTCTGATCCAGAAGAATTGAAGGCAATTGTTGCAAAAATCAAGAAATGTATTTCCAAATCAAAAGAAAGAAAAATCCAGGCTAAGCCTTTAAAATCTTCAAAAAAAAAGAAGAAAAAAAGCTTCAAGGTGATTCAAGCAAATACTTAATGGTAAAAGCCTATAAGATTGGTATTCCATCCAACGAGTTTCTAGTGATGCCGTTAGGCTATTTAGCGGATCTAACGGATGCTTCGGTCATTCTAGATGGATATGCCGACGAATATATAGAGCCAGAATATATTAACGTGGATTTGAGGTGATGATATGGCTGGATATGATATTGGACCAAAGATTTCGATTAAAGGTGAATCCGAATTTAATCAATCCATTTCTAAAATCAATCAGAACTTAAAAGAGTATGGGTCTGAATTAAAAGCTGTATCAAGTGAATTTGATGCTCAAGCGGATAGTATGGAGTCATTGACTGCAAAGAATAAAGTTTTGAAGAAACAATATGATGAGCAGTCAGATAAAATGAAACTCTTATCGGATCAGATAAAAAAACAAACGGATTATCTTGAGGCACAAGCCAAAGAAATCCAACAATTGACGAATGAATATGGTGAGAATTCAAGCCAGGTTCAGAAAGCGGAAAAGGCTTACGCGAATACGGAATCAACGATTTCTAAATTGAAGACTGCATTTAATGAGACAACTGCTTATGCCAATAAATTATCGTTTGAAATTTCAGACAACGATTCTAAATTGGATGATTTGGCAAAAAGTGCAAGTGATGCATCGACTCAAGTTGAAAAAGTAGGAGATAGTTCAGAACAAACTGGTGAAAAGTTAAAAAAGACTGAGACAGATGTTCAACAACTTAAAGATAGCTTTAACATGCAAGAGGCTGCTCAGCAAGTATCTGATTTTGCATCTGGAATGGTTGAAAATATCAAAGGAGCAGTAGAAGAATCTAAAGAGTATTTAAAAATCATGGGTTCTTTAGAAGTTTCTTCTTCTCATTTAAATTACACAACGGATGAGACGAAACAAACGTATAAGCAGCTTATTGGAGTGTTAGGGGATACGCAATCTGCTGCTACAACTACTGCAAACTTACAGGCAATTGGCTTGGAGCAAAGTCAGTTAACGCAAATCACTAAGGGTGCAATTGGTGCCTGGGCACGGTATGGAGATTCGATTCCGATTGATGGTTTGGCTGAGTCAATCAACGAGACAATCAAGACAGGTACAGTTACCGGTAATTTTGCGGATATGTTGAATTGGGCTGGAACATCCGAAGATGAATTCAATGAAAAATTAGAACAATGTTCAGATAATTCAGAACGTGCACAGTTAGTGTTGGATGAAATGGCCAATCAAGGTTTAATGAAATCAGCAGATGCATGGAATGAAAATAACAAGGCGTTAGTTGAATCAAACAAGGCTCAAGATGATTACAATGAGGCAATGGCCGATTTTTCTAAAGCGGTAATGCCAGTATTTACTGAATTCACGAAAGCATTAACTACAATTATTCAAATATTTAGTGAACTTCCTGAACCAGCTCAACAAATGATTGCGGTCCTTATTGGGATTATTGCGGTTTTGACTACGATTGCTCCTTTGATACTGGCGGTTGGCGCAGCATGTGGATGGTCGGCAGGTGGAGTTGGAGCTTTGGTTACCGCTGCAGCTCCGGTGATTGCGATAATCGTAGCGATCATTGCAGCTATCATGGCAATTATATATGTCATTCAGAACTGGGATGAGGTCCTTAACTTCTTGACAGAAACATGGGAGTCCGTTTGCAATAAGGTTTCTGAGTTATGGGAAGGCTTTAAAAAATCGTGGACGGATGGCTTCAATAATGTGAAGCAGAAAATCAATGATTTCTTTCAAAATCTTTGTGAGAACTTTGCGAATGGTTTAAATAACTTCCAAAATTGGATCAGCAATATGTTGTCTGCAATTGTCAATTGGGCAAAAGATTTTGCTTCAAAAGGCAAGAATGCAGCAATTAATTTGGTTAGAAATATTGCGAATGAAATAAAATCGCTACCCGGTCAATTTCTACAATGGGGAATTGACATGATGTCAAACTTTGCGAGTGGTATCTGGAAAGGATTTACTGGATGGGTAAAAGGAAAGATTAGTGGAGTCACAAACTTTATTAAGAAAAATCTACATTTCTCTGTTCCAGATGAAGGTCCTTTGGCCGATGCGGATGAGTGGATGCCTGACTTCATGGATTTATTAGCTACAGGAATTGACAGAAACAAAAGTAGAGTAGAAAGCCAAATCAAAGATTTACAGGATATCATGGATATTGGAATGGATCCTTCGTTTACTGATAATACGAATTATCGGTATGATCCAACATTTGTTGTGTATAACACTACAACATTGGATGGTCGTAATATTGCTTCATCTATGGAAAGAGTTATTGGATCTAGAAGTGTATCTAATGCTTATATGAGAGGTGAGGCATAGAATGAGTTCATTTGATATTTATTTAGATAATGTATCTTGCGTTCGGGAAAAACTATATCCGGTCAGACGACCTGATATAGTAACTCCTAAGCGCAACTACAAAGAATATGATATTCCTGGAAGAGATGGTAAGTTTTTCGAAGATTTAGGCACTTATGATGATATTACATTTAATATCAATTTTAATTTCAAAGAAAAAAGAGAATACTTGAATAAAACTTTTAGAGATTATAAAAGAATGATTCGTAAATCTAAGACTCTTATGATGATGGATGATTCAGAAATTTTTTATAAAATTAAAAAAGTTGAATTTGGTGATATCTCAAGAGAAAGCACAAAAGAAATTAATGCTTTTGTGGCCACGTTTACCTGTGATCCATACGGATATTTATTTATTGGCCAAGATAGATATAGTTGTGAAATGGTGCAGACAAATCCTTATGCACTATCTCATCCTACTTATATTATTAGTGGCGAAGGGCAATGCGTTCTTAACGTTAATGGAAATAAAATGACAGTTAATACATCAGGAACAATTTATATTGATACCGATAGATGCGTAGCCTATCGAGAAAATGGCGATTTGCAGAATGTCCAGGTCAGTGGAGATTTTGAATCTTTATATTTAATGGAAGGTTCAAATTCAATTACAGTTAGTGGCAATTTTAAGTGTGAAGTGATTCCAAACTGGAGGTGTGAACTATGATCCAATTGTATAAGCCTTTTAATAAAAGCTATGAAAAGAATGGTGATTATGTTCTACATCCATCTAGCTGCGTTATGCACGTTGTATTGAACGGCGAATGGTATGTTAAGTTAGTACATCCTATTGATGATATTTCAGAAAATATCATTGATGGCGCAGTTTTAAAAGTTCCAACATTATTTAATAAAGACCAATTGTTTATTATTCGTCATGTAGACAAAGCGGATTATGATGTTCAAGTAACAGCGTATCCGCTTTTTTACATGGTCAAGACAACACCACCTTTGTGGGATACTCGATGTGTGAATATGAATGGTCAGGATGCGTTAAATACAATTTTAAGTGGAACGTCTTTTAAAGGAATTTCGGATATCACAGATATTTCTACGTGCTATTTTAATAAAATGAATCGCCTACAGGCTATTAATGGAAATGCAGACAATACATTTATGAATCGATGGGGCGGAGAAATTGTCTATGATGATCACACAATCAAAATCAACCAAAGAATTGGATCAGATAAAGGTGCTCGGTGTGAGTTCGGATACAATTTGAAAAGCGTCCAGGAAGTCGTAAACACAGAAAATTTAATCACAAGAATATATCCGCAAGCATACAATGGATACGTATTGCCAAATGAGGAGTGTATTGATTCTCCTTATATTAATAATTATCCAGATGTATATTGGAGTTTCATCCAGTTTGATGACGTAAAGCTAAAAGAAGATGCACAGGAAGATGATGCATCGAATGGAATCACAGTCTGCGACACATTGGAAGATTTATATAAAGTGTTGCGAAAAAGAGCAGCTGATTATTTTACTGAGACCAATTGTGATGTTCCTAATATCACGTATAAGGTTGATATTGTAGATTTGGCAAGGCTGGATGCTTACAAAGATATTAAGAATCTTGTTTCAATTGGCTTTGGTGATACAGTTCATATTAAGCATAGAAAGTTGAATATCGAAACCAAGGCAAGATTAATCGAATGTGATTACGATTGTATTTTAAAGAAATATGGCAGCATGACTTTAGGCGATTATGAAACTAAGTACTTTGAAAATGCGGATAGTGTTATCCAGGCAGCACAAAAGGTGATTGATAAGAAAACATCAAGCTTGATTGCGGAAAAGATAAAAGGAATCATTGATGCGACTCAAGCTTCGCTTTATGCTCAAAGAAATATCGCAAAGAAGTTGGATTACAGAGCTATGAAGATGGAAGATTTAGATCCAGATAGTCCAACGTATGGAGCAACATGTTATGGAACAAGTGGTTTGGAATTTTCTGACACAAGAAATGAAGATGATACGGATTGGAAGTGGGGCAATGCGTTTGGGCCAAAAGGTTTAATTGCGAATGCGATTATAACTGGGATTCTTTCAGATAAGAGTAGCAGCTTTTATTTGAATATGGATACCGGTGAGCTTGTAATGAATGATGGGACATTTAAAGGTGTTCTTAATACTGTTAAAGACATAAATGTTGGCGCAGAAATCAATATGCAGCCACGTGCTGAGGGAGTTACACAAGGTTCCGTCTGGTCTGATATAAAGTGTGTTGATTCAGATGGTACTGTATTGCCTGAAAGGATTGCATTTCGTTCTTTTAAACATGATGGCGAGTATCTATCGCATAGTGTGACACTGATCAGTGGCGACACCAGCGTTTCGGTTAGCAATGATGGCACAATTTTACTTTCAAGCGGTGACAATAGGTTTTCTGTGACCAAAAATTATGTTCGTATGGATACTAAAAATTCAACTATATCTATTTCAGACAGTGCTAGCATCATAACTTTGGACGGTAAAAAAGGGCTCACTGGTACTTACACTGTAACAAAATCAATTACAGTTGAAGCCGGAATTGTAGTAGGGGTTGAGTAATATGGCTCAACCTTTTTCTGTATTTGTCAATACGTACAATGGCACAAGTCATGATATAGACGGTGCATATGGAGCACAATGTTGGGATGGCTACGCATTCTACATGAAGTGGCTAGGCTATCCGTATGCACACTGTACTGCATCGGGCGGAGCTAAAGATATTTGGACGCAAAGAGCCTCAAATGGAATGTTAAATTCATGTAATGTCGTGAGTTCACCTCAAAATGGCGATATTGCCGTGTGGGGATCCAACATGGGTGGTGGAAATGGGCACGTTGCCATGTACTACAATGGTCAGTACTTCGGCCAAAACCAGGGTAGAAGCGGTGGTGCGAATGGCGGACCATTTAATTTATTAGCGATTGGAACTGCACCATTAGGCTATTTTAGGCCTAAATGTTATGCAGACGGTTCTGATGGGCCAACAATCGTTACAAAAAAATTACAATTAACATTGATTAATGGAATTGTAATAGATGCAAAATACGTATAGGAAGGAGTTGATTCGATGGAATTATTAAGAAGTGGTTTACAACTCGTGGCCATTAAAGGATTAGAAACGTGTGAAGGGTCTGTCAATGTTCCTGTTATCTTGAAAAGTGATGGCAGTAAATATGATGACTATACATCACAGATTCATATTCGATATTTAAATCAAGGAAAACTGCATGAGGAAGTATTGCCATCTGACGAAGATGGCTTTTATATTCCAGGAAAACCTTTTGAGGAAAACGGATTGATTGAACTAGCAGTACATTTGATTCGTGGTAATAAGCAGCTAGTGACAAATGAATTAGCTTTTATCGTAAAGAGAGCGCCAAACGGAACAACTGAAGTGGATCCAAGTGAATACGGTTGGCAACAATTGGTTGATGCTTATATCGAGCAGAAATATGACACCATTATGCATAGATTGGATTTATTGACAATCACTAATGGCAATCAGACAAATCTGAACGAGTTGATTGATATTCGTGTTGGTGGCAACGGAATTACTTATAGCAATGCTGGAAATGCAGTGCGTGGACAATATCTAGCGCTATTAAAAAAAGCGAATGAATTAACTTCACGCATTGATGCAATTATATCTTCAACGGAAAGCTCATTGAATGCAAATGCGGAGATAGTTGACGCAAGAATTGATTTCGAAGGAAATGTAAAGAAAACATTAGGAGCTTCAATCCGTGAAGCTGATCAGAAAATAATGGAAATGATTCTGACTAATCATTTTAAAACTGAATTATTATCAGATTCAGAAAATGGTCTGATCGACGAGAACGAAAATGCAGTCTTAGCGGATTGGTCATATGTAGTTGACTCCGGAAATGTAGGCGAGGAATGGACGTACAAGGTGAAATAATGAGACAAGGAACAACACCTACAATTCAAATCACGGTCAATAATATTGATTTAGCAGATATGGAACATATCTATGTGGTATTTGAGCAAAATGGATATTTATTGAAAAAAAGCATGTCAGATTTAAAAATCGAAAACAATGTTATTTCAGTTCTTTTAACACAGGAAGAAACATTAAGTTTTAAAAACGGAAATTGCAATATCCAACTAAGAATGATTACATATGACGGCATAGCGATGGCTTCGCCGATAAAAACAGTTAATGTGTATAGTGTATTAAATAAGGAAGTGATTACATGATTCTGGTAAACAGTATAGAAATCAATGTTAAAGACGAATCAGATCATATTCAGTTCGGTTTAAACGAACAATATGTAGGAACAACGGATTATGAGAAGCTCAGAAACAAACCTAAATTAAATGGTAATGAAATCATTGGAGAGGTTGAAGAAATAGACCCTACAGTTCCAACGTGGGCGAAAGCAGAAACAAGACCAGTATATACACCGGAAGATATTGGTGCTATGGCAGAAGGTTCTGTAACATCTGTATCAACAACCGAACTAGATGAATTATGGAATAGTCTATAGGAGGTAAAAGAATGGCTATTGAATATTTAGATAAGAGTGGATTGACACTTTTGATTAGCAAAATTAAAGCTGCATTAAGTGGAAAAGTTGATGCAGTAAGTGGTAAAGGCTTATCAACAAATGACTACACAAGCGCAGAAAAGCAAAAATTAAGTGGTATCGCAAGTGGTGCTCAAGCGAATGTGATTGAGTCTGTAAAGGTTAACGGTACGGCATTGACACCAAGCTCAAAAGCCGTTGATGTAACAGTACCAACAAAGACATCACAACTTACAAACGATAGTGGATATCAGACAAAAGCAAATGTAGACTCGATTGTTACAGATAAAGGTTATCAGACGCAATCACAAGTACAATCGTTGATTAATTCGGCAGTAGGTAATATTACATCCATTAAATATGAAAAGGTAAATAGTTTACCTGCTGCAGGAAAGCATGGTGTTATTTATTTAGTCGCACATTCACATGGAACGCAAGATATCTATGATGAGTATATTTGGATTGCAGACACTAAAACATTTGAAAAGATTGGTAATACAGACATTGATTTATCGGCATACGTTAAGAAGTCAGAATTAACTGCGATTACGACAAACGATTTAAATACAATGTGGGGTTAGTACATGGCTTTCGTATTCAAAGACAAAGCTTCTATTCAGTGGCTTGTCTCGAAAATAAAGTCTGTAACCACATCACATAACGCATTGAATCAAATGGTGATGAATAATCACTTTACAACCAACTTGAATGCAACTAGCGCTCAAGAATTAGTGGATGAAAAAGGAAATACAATCCTAGCTGATTGGTCTTACGAAGTAGCAAGTGGAGAAGTCGGAACGGATTGGACATATAAAGTCAAGGAGGAATAGAGAATGGAAGGAAAACAAGTGAATGAATTAGACGCATTGCCTAGCTTTACCGATACAAGTTTATTACCCGTGCACAATGGCGCAGGATTAAAAAAAGGACTATTATCGCAACTAGCAAGCTATCTAGGAACTAAATTCAGTAATCCGAATTTATTAATTAATCCGGATTTTAAAATCAACCAAAGAGGTGCTACAAGTTACGAACAACAAGGATATTCCGTAGACCGTTGGAAGATTTGGAATGTAACAGTTACGCCTAACGCTAACGGAGGTATCACCGTCAAGAATGATAAATACACAGACAGTGGAAATATTTTACAATACTTGGAGAATGCGACGGAAGGTGATTCTACATTATCATGCTACGTGACATCTGTAAGCGGAACGGTAACTATGGTTGCAGATGATAATTCGCAAGTTGTATTGAAGCAAGGATTAAATGTTGTACATACAAGTGCTAGCACAAAAGCATTTACAATCTTTTTGAATCGAGGAACTAGTATCACGCTAAAATGGGTAAAACTAGAACAGGGCACAGTCGCAACTTCATTTATTGCACCTGACCTTATAGAAGAGTATCGGAAGTGTCAAAGATACTTTCAATACATTCCAAAATTGTATTGTGTCCCACTGATTTATACGAAAAGTCTTATTAATGCTTCAGATAAATACTTTCAAACGACGAATGGCAATTTACCAACAGAGATGAGAACAACAAAGCCGACATTAGCATATAAAATACTAGGTCAAAGCGATAATTCTACATTTACCGGAAGTGCTTCTTTTGAACTTAATAGTAAATCAATTGATACAGTTACTCTTGACCGTGCAATAAGCAACTTCACAATCACTATTAACGGTATAACTCTAGACGCAGAAATTTATTAGGAGGAACTATGAACAACGAATATAAAGTATACGTATCCTTACAAGACGGATATATCACATCTATTAATTCAGAAATCTTTTTATCACAAGAAGAAATTCAAGCAATGACAGAAATCGACCAAGGGCAAGGCGATAAATACGCTCATGCTCAAGGTCTATATCTAGAAAAAGGATTAGTTGATGAGCAAGGTCGATATAACTACAAATTTGTGAATGGTAAAGTGGTTGAGGTTGCAGAAGGAGAAAAACCTAAAGTTGTTGATCCAGAACAACAAGCAACAGCACAGGATAAAATTGAAGCGCAAGTCATGTATACAGCCCTAATGACGGATACACTTCTAGAAGGAAGCGAGGCCTAATTTATGTTTGAAAAAATCAAAAGATTTTATGATCTAAAACTATATACAGATAAGCAGGTAAGAAAATTTTGTGAAAAAGGAATCATTACTGCTGATCAGTATAAAGAAATAACTGGTGAAAATTATTAACAAGGCTAGAATATCTAGCCTTTTTTATATATGACATAGGAGAAAATAAATGAAAGTTTTTACAAGTTACTACAACAATGTATGTGGTGCAATTATCGCATTACTAACACTTATCTTTGGTGAACACTGGTTCTTGTTCGCCGTTTTTTTATTATTAAACGTAATCGACTGGATTACAGGTTGGATGAAGTCAAATATCAATCATAAGACTAATAGCAGCAAAGGATGGACCGGAGTTCTGAAAAAGCTAGGATACTGGTTAATGATTGTATTCGCTTTTGCAATTTCGGCTTGGTTTATCGAAATCGGCAAAACAATCGGAGTTGATCTAACACTAACAACTCTATTAGGATGGTTCGTCTTAGCTTCCTTGACCGTCAATGAAGCAAGATCAATTATTGAGAACTTTGTTGAAGCGGGATATGACGTTCCAAAAATTCTAATCAAAGGATTAGAAGTAGCTGACAAGAAAATCAATCAGGAAGAGATTTAATTATGAACTACTTCACAAAAGATGACTTTAAAAAAGAATGGTTAGGCAAATCATCTGGACTAGGCGGATACTACAATCAGTGTGTAACTCTTTTCAAAGAGTTTTTAAAGAAAGCTGGATATCCAAACCCTGGAAGAGCGATTGGAGGTTCTGGAGGAGCACGCGAAATTTGGTATCGAAGAGATTTACTTGGATATGTTGATTATTTTAATTTCGAACAAATTGGCCACCCTGGAGATTGGTTTATTTGGGATTCAGTTTATGGTTGGTACAAAGGAGTCTATTATGGCCATGTAGCGATGTTGATTAAAGACAATGGTAACGGAACAGGACAGTTTCTAGGAATGAATCAAGGAACTAACTTGTCTCCTGCAAATATTCAAACATTGACTTACAATGGATCATGTGGGGTGTTGCATTACAAAGGCTATAGTAATCCTACAAGTGGTTCAGGAATTACAGTGTTTAATGCAGCCAATTTAGTTGCAGAACACGCTATTGCTACTTTAACTGTTGATTCAGTTGCAATTCGTGAAGGTAGTCCAACAGGAAATGTATTGAAACGAGTAAATAAAGGATATCAGTTTGAATACTACTACAAAGTCGTAGCTAATGGCCATAGATGGGTGGTTAATAAAGACAAGACTCAATTCATGGCAATCTCAAGAAGCGAAGTTCAAGGAAAAGACACGTGGGCCACTTTCAGTTCAATAGAAGATGATGCTAATCCAAGTGATACAATTGAACTTGTACAAGAAGATGGTGTAGCTACGTTCACTGTAGATGGCATTAGAGCGCGTTACGACTCGCCAACTGGCAATGTATGCAAAATATACAACAGCGGAGATAAAATCAGATATTATTGGAAGTATATTGGCAATGGCCATCGTTATGTAGTTTATAAAGATAGTGATAGAAAAATCTTTGTTGCGGTGTCCGCAACCGAAGATAAGAGTAAGATGTGGGCTACATTCACTGTACCAGAAGAAGAAAAGGAAGAAACGAAACCTTCTACACCAGAGTCATCCAACCCGTCTAAAACAGATTACATTAAAAATGTAAAAGGATACGGAATCGACTTATCAGAACATAACAGTTCGGACATAGATTTGTCGCAGTATGACTTTGTGATTTTGCGCTCAAATTGGTGGACAACTGAAGACAAGAAATTTGAGTATTTTGCAAATAAATGTGAAGAATTGAAAATTCCTTATGGTGTATATTGTTACGATTATTGCGGCGATGAAGAGACTGCGCTTGAGCAAGCCAAGTATACACATAAATTAATTAAAAGTAGAAATATCCAACTTGGTGTTTGGATGGATATGGAAGACTCCAGCACAAAGCCTGGAGAACCAGGATGGAAGGAACAAAACGGATTGCTGACAAAAGAACATTGTTCAATGGTCTGCAAAGTATTCTGTGATTATTTCAAATCACAAGGTTATTACACTGGTGTTTATACATCTAGATCATGGATCGGACAATATGTAGATACAGACTATCCTTTGTGGATTGCAGCATGGAATCAGGATGATGGTAATGTCAATTCAGACAATTCAGATATTGCAGTTATACATCAATACACTTCGAATCCATTTGACAAAGATGTAATCTATCATGATATTGACTTCTACAAGTCTGATCCAAAGAGTGACGAGCCTAAAAAAGACGATCCTAAAAAGGATGAAAATGGTTCAAATACCGGAAAAGATGACTCAAAAAACGATAAAAACGATGAAAATAGTTCAGATTCTGTCAAAAATGACACAATTAATGTATCTGGAATCAACAAATTGATTGAATTGTTGTTGAAAATCGTCGAAAAGATTTTTAAATTATTCAAATAACGCAAAAAAGGGCCGATTTTATTGTGGCCCTTCTTTTTTTATGCATTAATCTAAATCAATTCCGTAGTAATTTTCAAACGAACAATTTTGATAAACTTCATTAGCTTCATCCCAGTCTTCGCAGAAGTACTCGCCATACATTTTAACGTGTTTTCCATATCCAACTTCGATGGCAATATATCCGTTGATTTTGTGATTGTCATCAGAACCGAATTCATCATGAATTTCTTTATCATTACTTGTACATTCGTATGATCCATTAACTTCAGTATAGATTTCACATGTATTTAATTCACAGATTCTATCTTCAACATCTGAAGCTTTTCCAAAATATCCTTTGAATTTTCCAAAATCATCATAATCTTTTAATTCCTGGATGAATCGGCTAAAATAAGCTTCGTCTTGATTCATTTTATCGATACTAAACATATCTAGTCCATCCAATGCGTTGGCTTTCTCAATTGTTTGATTCATTGCGTCTCTAATAACATCCGCTTGAGATACTCCTAAAGCTTTGCAAGCTTGTTTAAATTCTTCGGCAAAATCATTTTTGAATCTAGCAGAAATAATTGTCATTTTTTCTTTGTTGTACTTGTCTTGGGGTCTCATGTTATTCTCCTTTGTGTTTTAAATACATTGCATAAATGAATTTTGCAATTCCAATTGCGATAAAAAATATTCCTAATTTTACTAGCATAATATACGATGAATAAGTTATAATGAGTTAGGGGAGAAGCTATGTAAGCTTCTCGATAATCAATAAGATTAACCCAACTGCTAAGTCCAAGATTGATTGTATGATTAGAGACGTCCAATCGATTTTGGATTTTTTAAATTTCTTATTCATAACCTTTCCTCCTTACATATATATTATAGCATACTACTAGCATATATGCAAGCATAAACAATACTTTTCTTATGCCTTTTTTGGATTAAATACCGAAGAACTTAACTTTGGGAAACTTTCCAAAAATTAAGATATCGTTTATATCTTGATTACATCTTAAAAGGAATGGATTCTATTAAACATCATTTATTCTCATGAATTCTACACCTATATTTAAAGCACAAATTAATGCTATAAATGCATTATCTTTCTACGAAAAATTTACTAACTAAGCAAAATCCCCTTTTATATAAAGGGGATTTAATGATTTTATGTTGTATTATATCTTAATTAGGTCCTAAAAATTTGAAATTGCGTTCAAAATCTCTTCTTCAGCATTAATTAAGCAGCCATAGATTTGACATTCACACAAAGATTTTGATAATAAAGAAAAGCCACTGAAATAAATCAGTGACTTTCTACATGGCGCTAAGGCCGTTGTTCATAAGTATATTAACATCTCATAACTCTAAAGTCAAAAGATTTACTTTGTAAATAGTTCTATTAATTTATTATCAAGTATTGTTATAAATGTCAACTTAAAAATGTACAGTTTTGATCATTTAAGAATGTACAATATTGACCACATCAATACCTGTTATATATAATCGTTCATTTTAAAGTGTACAATTTCTCAAAAAACTTTATTTAAGCGCTATTATTACTTTACACACATTTTTTAGGTCTTAACTTCTTTTTTTATGCTTATAAATTAACCGTTCATTTCAAACTGTTTAAATAATTGAGAAACAAAGCTTTTTTGTGTATAAAAAAACCTCACTATTTAGTGAAGTTTAGTTAAATCTATGATTTCTAGAATGTGGAAGTGTCTCTGAGACCAAGTCATTCAATCTATCGTATTTCAACTGTAAATCATCAAGTGCTTGTGTTTTTTCCGCAATTATATCCTTGTAGGTTTCAACCGTATTCATCAAATGCTCGTTTTGAACCAAATAATAGTTTCTTTCTTCTTTGGTGATGATTTGCTGAGCATCATGTGATACAAGCGCATAATTTTCTTTCTTCAACTGGATGTTTTCGTCTTTCAAACGCTTGATTTCATCCCTTGTTGCTTGAGTAGACCTGCTTGAATAACTTTCAACGTATGTCTTAAGAATTGGATTATTGTAGAAAGTGGTTCTCGAAATCCCAGAAGCTCTGGAGATTGAATCCACATTGATTCCTGCTTCTCTAATTGCTTTGTTTGCTTTAGATATAATGGTTAATTTGTTCTGAATGGCATCATCAATGCTTTTCAATTGACGAAGTTGTGCTTCTGAAATAGTACTTGTTGAAGCACCATTATCACGTAAAAACTTTTCTAGCCTAATCATTTGTTCATCCATACTGTTACCTCCTGTTTGATTTCATCTAAATTCTCAATAATTTCCAGCAATTCTGGATAAGTTGCTTTAATGTATTCCACACCCTTTCGCTCAATTTCACTTTCTAGTTCTTCAAGTTGTGGGCGGAACTTATTCGTAATAAGCTTTTTCAACTTATCAAGTTCTTTTTCAGCAAACAGGCGGTAATGCTTTGAAGCGTTGTACTCGATTGAACGTTTCAATTCGGTGTAAGTCAGGTATGTTGAATCTATCATGTAGAACGTGTAGAAAAGGTTTGGACATTGATTAAACGCACAAAGGATCTTATTTGTATTTTCGTCTTCAGAACAAGGAATTCTACAATGCTTAATGCAGATACCACCTTGCTTAACACGAATCTCGAAGTATCCTTCCAGCTTTTTTACAAGTTCGTCAAAATCTTCATAAACGTTAACGTTTTTCTTTCGCAAAAACTCGGAAATACGCTGACGAATCTCCTCGCCAAACCCATCTCCACCAAGTAAGTGGACATCTTCTCCATCCGTACAAATCTGTCGAATGACTTCTTCTGCTTTTTCATGATTCTTTAAGCTTTCATCTCTTACACGAGCATAATATCCTCGCATTTCTTCATAGACGTGGCCCATGAATTCTTGGATATAAGCCAAAGATACACCCTTTTTGTAAAGGCATGTACAAAAGTTTACTCTAAATTTCCGTGGATTAGGAATACTTACTAAAGTATTGGTGTTGTGCTTGCCTTTTTTTATGCCTTCCCAGTCTTTGTAAATATAGTCTGGTAGATTATCAATAACAAAACGTCGATATCTATTATTGAAAGTGCCAGTATTGACAGGAAGTATTTCAGCACCTTTCACAGGTGCGTATAAATAAGGGGAATTTTTGGACAGTTCTGATTCGCTTCTCAGTTCTTTGATAATCATAAATGCTTGATACGCCAAGTTATTTATAAATATATCAAATGTACGTTTTGCACCAGTATCACGACTATTTTTGTTGCATGTATAGCGAAGAAAATGAGAATCAACTCCTTGAGCTGGAATATGTTTTGTAGTCAAATCAGACACTTTCAGCTCGACAAGATCGCTCACTCTCAGACCTGTTTGACTTAACAGAATAGTCATAGCAGCAACCATTCGCTTATCTGTTTCCAGTGTTTTATCAGTCATAGAAGCAATACCTTTGCAAACAATAGCATCGAAGTATTCTCCTGGAATGTTTGATTCTTTATTCTGTTCCATCGTGATTGCATTTGAATAACAAGCATCGACATAATATTCATGCAACTTTTTTAAATCCATGCAATGATGAAGGCCACAGTATTCTTCAGCAAATGAATAATATTCCATGATATTTCTTGTCTTTACTGCTCTTGAGCCTGATGACTGAGGGTTTGACGCAAAATAGCTAAACACTTCATTGGCAGTATATGTGGAAATATCAAGACCTGGATAATCTTCAGACAAGCTTTTAAAGACATTTACCAATTTTGAACAATAACCGTTGAGTGTGGATGCTTTGACACCATTTCGCATTTTAAAAAAAATCCAAAGTTTGGCACTTGACCGATACTTTTCAGGGAAGTTTTCAAAATGTACCACATTTGCACTATTCGGACTAATGTTTGGCCGTGCGTAAGGGTTGAAATCCCATGTGTCGTCATTAAAGTCAATGCGCGTTTTATCCGTGAAATCTTCAATTTCAAACATGCTATAGATGTTGAGTTCAGCAACAGCGTCTAGATACGGACCATATGGGTCGGCTTCAACGAAAGAATATGGAATGTTTTTGAAACATCCTACCGTATAAGCAGGTGTTTGTGGAGTGATTGGGGTATCCTGTGAAACTGTTGGAGTAATCTCAGGAAAAGTTAAGTTGTTTTCTGGCATATTAAGCTCCTTTCTTTTCTGCAAGTTTATTCATAGCATCGACATACGTCAGATAAATCTGTTTTTGGATTGTCAAATCTTCTACATCGTGTTGGGTTTTAGCATGTTCAATTTGTGAATCAATATGCTCGATTTCTCTTAAGAAGAATTTAAGATGCTCAAGAGTCGTAACAAAATGTTCACAGACTAGACAGCTCGTAAAACTGTTTCCAGTACAGGATTCATTCATACATTGACCACATCCATTTTCAACTGTATATTCAGGGCTTTCATGCCCCTCCTGAATATCATCTTCAATATTCAAAGAACAGGCATCTACAACATCTCCAGTAATGATAGTGTTGTAATTCGCTTGGATTGCCTGTGATATACTAGCATCAAAGTAATGATTCATGGTCGTTGTGATACTTGTATGTCCAGTCACTACGCTTGTTTCCAACGCCGTATGTCCATTTGCGACCATTGTATCAATAGCTTTTGTCATATGTGTTTTTCGGAGGTTTTTTGAGGTATATTGCGGAAGTTCCAATTCGCTACATGCTTTTTTCAAACGCCTATTAAACATGCAAGCCGAATATGATCTATATCCATGATTTTTAGTTTTGGTCAGAAACAGATATGAAGCAATATTTTTAATTGTACATTCACTACGAATCTGCTCAGTACATTGAATCACCTGCATAATGATTTTGTACGTCTTTTTTGTAATCCCATAAATAACAGGCTGCCCGTTAGAGGTTTTGGAAACGTTAGATTTGATTGCGTAGTATCCAGGCTTAGAAGTTTCCACAAGACAGTCGACCTGTAGATTTAGAAGCTCGCCGTAACGAATTTTCTCTTGAAGAAGCAGATGGAATACACAATATGTAAGTTCGTCTTCTGCTGAATCATGCATATGTTCAGATAAGTAATGATTTATCTTTCCAAGATGCTCATCAGAAATTCCAACTTTTTCTTCAGGAATATCACTAGGTACCAGTCTAAGAATTGACATTACATTCTGATCAATTGTAAAGAAAGAATTTGCCTCTGCCCATTGTAGAAAAAGCTTAATAGATGAAATTTTTGTGTTTTTATTTCTTGCCGATAAATCACATCGTTGAATCATATCTTCAATCATTGCTGCTTCTAGATTCGAAACATGAAACAATTTTTGTTTATCCTAAGTTTCGCCTTTGTAAGATTTATGTAAATACAGTCTTCTCAGAATTTTCCAAAGCATGTCGATGTTATTGCTTGTAATATTACTTGCGTTTGGATTGCTTAAGAAATATTTCCAGACTATTTCTCGGTATCCGCAATGACTAGGTGGTCCTGAAAGATGAAATACATGATATTCTTCCTTGAAACCCTTAGATGAGATTTTATTCACGTCTTTAAAAATAAATACGATGTTCTTACAATCCCCTAAATCTAAGGTTTTATCGAACCAAATAATGCGATAGTCTTTTTTAATGTATTTGACAAACAGATGACTGAATAAAAGACTTTCAGATATTTTCATTGCTTGGTTCGAACTGTTGAAATCATGCTGATTAAAAGTGTCCCATAAACTTCTATAAAATCGAATCCAGCCATCAAGCATATCTGTTTCAAGAGCCTCGTCGTTAGAAAAATTTGCATGAATGCCGTGTAGAACCTTCCAGAATACTTCATTATCGAAATCCTTATAACTCGTAAACGAATTGCAGAAATCATGACAATAATCAAACAAAACTTTCCCATGTTCTGAATTAAAACTAGAAAATTCGTCTGAAAGAAGAAAGTTCTCAATCAATTCCCAAACAGGTTCAGAAAAGACTTTTGATTTCAAAAAGCCTACTCTTAAGTGTTCTTTTCTTTTGTGTGTCATTACTAACGTATTTCTAAAGTTATCATAACAATAGAATTGATCTAGATATGGAATTGGCGTAGACATTCTTTCAAGTAATGGAAGATAGACCTGTACAAGTCTTTCCTTGTATTCTCCAAAATAGAGATTGTTTTCAAGAAGATATTTCAAAAAAAGTGTGACAATTTGTTTTCCATGAGAAATATCTTTGACTAGATTGAATATGTCACAAATGACTGTCCAATTAATATTTTCTATAGAAACTTCAGCGAGAAATTTAGCAATCTGTTTACATGGCTTAGCTTTTAAGTAATAAGAACGCTCTTTTTCATCAGGCTTTCTGATAGAGTTGTAGCATTCAGTGATGGCTTGAAGGATTCTTTTATCCTTCATTTTCGTTGTGATTTTCAAGTCTCTAAACATTAGTCTTCCTCCTCATCATCTTGTTCATCGTTAGGAATAATACTGAATTCCATTAAATCCTTGTACAGATTGTCTTGAAATTCTTCAGTTAGTGCAATTTGGTCTTCAAAGGTTGGATTGTAATAAATCAACGTAGATTGAAGGCTTCTATGTCTCATCATTTTTGAAAGCTCTAAAACCTCGAGATGATCTTCTCTGAAATGAGCATGAAACATGGCAAATCCGTGTCTAAAGCGGTGGCTTAAATTATTTTGACGAGTACCTTTATCTGTGTCGATTCCGGCTTCCACAAAATAATCACGCAAATGACGATTCCAAGTAGCTGCTGTAAGACGGTTTCCAGTTTTGTTTAAGAAAAGGTAGCAGTTGTCTAAAATCTGCTGATTACGATCAACAATATCAGCTTCAACAACATCATGTTTGTCTGGATGCTTTGCTAAAATTGGCTCAAAGGTATTTTCAATATAATTCTCTACAACGTGATACAGACGTTCTGTAATGACAATTTTCTGCGTTGAATCAATGTATTCGCTTGTAGTGTAGATAGAACGGTCAACAGGGTGGATAAGATTCTTGCAGTACTGATCTTTGTTGTCAGAAACACGGTTTCTGAGTTTCATCACGTAATAGCTTCTATTTTGGTATGTAGCAGGTGCGAAATCTTCCATTGTAAGACCTAAACATTCGCCTAAACGTAATCCGTAGCAATACATCAACTCCATCAAAAGCGTTGCTGTATGATCGTTTTTCTTTTTTGCAAGTCCATATAGTTTTTTGAATTCATCAGGGCTGATATAACGAGGAGGAGCTATATCATCTGCACTGAAAGATCTGTAACGAGGATTGATATCGTAAGCAATACGATTCCCACGTCCAAGTGCCTGACGGTCTGCTGCGTAATACTGTGTGATTTCTTTCTTTTCAAACAACGCATTGCAATCAATATTGAAGCGTTTAAAATAATCACGAACGATGCTTAGGTAAATATTTATTGTTTTTATGCTTCGTGCGGTGATTTCGGAGCCGGTTGCGGGCAATCCTTTTAAAAAGTCGATATAGTGCTGGATTTCATTTTGTGCAAGTGAGTTGATATCATAGTTGAATATCGCAAGAAAGGCGTAGAATGTCTTTAACACACGTGCTTTTTGAAAGCGTGAATTTAAAGATGCTGTATTCTTTGTGCTTCCGTAAGATTTAAAGTTTAAATACATGAAAGCATTTTCGATAATGTTCATTTCATTGTCATATAGTATTAGATATGTGAATCCATCTATGATTGCTTGTTTAACTGAAATGTTAATCTGTTCAGTGCTGACAACTATGCCATCATTCGTACATTCTTCTTTGATGTATGCGATGTGTCCGTTTAATTGAGTTTCTTTGACTTTGATCATAATATTCATCCTTTCAGACCATTTAGGTCGACATAATCTATTGATTGATTGCAAGCTTGCTACGTCGTTAACGTAAACAAATCATAATGCGAGATTAAAAATACCACAATGCCAATAATAAAATGGTAGTACGTATAAAATAAGCACTAAAATACATTGTAATTAGTTTAAACTACCAGTATAATATGCAAATACTACCAAAAAAGCTGTATTTTTGATATTAGTCAAGTATAATAAAAGTATGGAAAAGGTTAAATATATATATGTTGAAAATGAAAGACAAAAACTAAATGACATGCTCAGGACGAGGAAAGTAGCTTTAAAAATCGGTGGAGAGGATATTGTTGGCATTGAATCTTTTGGCGTGATAATGAATACGAATTATTTGGAGATTCTAGCAAATTCAGAAGATCCTTATGGCTTTATATTCATTGATTTTGAGGAGCTTCTCGTAAAAAAAGACGACAAAACTTACCAGAATATGTACTATCAGATTGGATTCAAGTATGGAATTGACATGGTATTTATCAACAACCCTGAATGTGACACGTATAATATAAGAAGCTTGCTGACTAGATTAGGCTTGTTGTGTAATGCAAGAAATGTACTTATAACTTTAAATAGTTTAAGGTTCACCAGAAACAGGAGTGAGCTTCGTAAAGCGGAGATTCGTCAAGCTAAGTCTAAGATTGCAAAAGAAGAAGGTCGAAAACTTCCAGGTGTGCAGAAAGGGACAAAAAGAACAACAAAACGCTCTTTAGAAGTCAAAGACCTGATGAGAACATTACTTGCCGATAAATCGTATACTCATGAGGAAATGATGGATATTGTACAGGTTTCTCACAATACTTTTTACAAGTATTTAAAGGAAATCAGAAAAGAAGATGAGGAAAGACTCAGAAAAGAAAATGCTAAGAATCCAAGAATGGAAGAATTAAGGGAGTTTATGGACGATACGAAAGCATGAAAAAAGCAGGACGGACCTGCTTTGATTGTTTATATAAGTTATTTTACGACTGAGTAGTTAACGCCTGATAAATCAATGACGAAAGCAGGACGCACGTTATACGTAGAGCCCACACCATTGGCGTTCAAACAACCACTGTAATCAGACAGATACTCTGCACGGTCAACACGACCCTGATAGCTGTCTCTTGTCCAGACGTTAGTATTATTCAAGAACACTTTTACTTTATCCGAATCTTTTAAATCAACTGCTTTTCCAATTTCGCTTACGCTAGGCAAAAATGCATGACGACTGATTGTGTTGTATACTTGGCCATTGTATCCAGTTTCTTGTTTAGTATCTGGATTACTAAATGATGCATATGAAGCCTGTTTAATACTTGTTGTTTGAATAGCTGCCTTCATTGTAGAAGATAAGTTGTTATACCATTCATTTTCTAGATAGTTGTCAATTGTACTGCCTTCATACGTATTCGCATTTTGTCCATCATGTCTCGAACTTGTATTCTTATCATAATTCCATTGGAACGCTCTCTCTCCAATACTACTAGCTGTCATAACCAATGCCTGATTATTTTCTTTTTGTTCTAAAACTACATATTTAGTTCCTTCAATATCCAAAGTATCTCCTGCTGAATATGATTCTACAGTTCCAGAAGTCGTTCCACCATTCTTGTCACCTACACTTGAATTGTAGATAACTCGTCCAGTGTATTGTCCAGCAACTTCAGCAGATTTCTTCGTTGTGTTCAACTTAAAATTCATATTCTGAGTTGCCGTATTGGTACCTGCTGGTACAGATAAGACATTTCCATTCACCCCCACAGTGCCGTTATTGTCTGAAACGTCATAGTTTAATACTTCGCTTCCTCCGTTATCTATTGTAAAGGCATCATTTGCTCCTGAACCCTTGACTGAAATGTTCAGGTATTTGCCTTCAGGAATGACATTCTTTAAAACCTTGACCTGATTACCAATGCGATCAACAGTGTGGTTCGCTCCTGCATCAGCTCCAAAGTCGATTGAACTATGGATAATCCAGTCATAGCTTGGTGAAACTTGATAATTCAAAGTTGTTGATTTGTCGCCTGATTCGGCAGCAAATACGGATGTAGTACTGGTCATCATCATCAAAGCTGACAATCCTGCAACTACAACCTTTTTAGTTTTTGTAAAATTCAT